CGTCTGGTGTGACAGGCAACGCCTCGACAGGAACCCATTCAGTCTTGACGCCGAATTTTGGCTTCTTGAGATTTTCTTTCATCAGTGGTCCACCGGATACATGGGGTATTCTTTTTTCTGCGTGGGCTGCTGCACGGAAGGTTTCGTTTGTAGGAGCTGAACTAATCGTCTGATGTACCACTCCGCCTTTTGCACATCTACTATGGGGGCGTTGCCTTCTTTGAAACGGTAACGCACTAAATATTTGAGCGCGTTTCCCACCAGTACCGCCTCATCGCCGGGAAGGTCGCGAACAACATCCATAATCGTGTCAATCGTTTCCAGCTTTGCGCGTTGGTAATGAGCGGGAGAAATAAGGTCGGTCATAGTTGCCATCCTCTCTGCAAATCTTCCGGCACTTTCAGGACTAAGTTTTCTTTTGTTCGGGTAATGCCTGTATATAAGACACGATAGCCGTCGTCAGGATTTTTTGTCATCTCTTCGAGGGCTTTGCCGGATAGGTCAAGTATAAGGAACACGTTGTCCGCTTCGCCGCCTTTTGCGCCGTGAATGGTGGATAATTTTATTTTTGGTTTGGAGTTTAGATCTACGCCGCGCTTAATAAGTGTTGATGCATAGGCGCGGTCTTCCGATTTAATGCGGTCCAGGACTTGGTCCCACGTACCGTTGGCTTCCAGGCCAAAGTGCTCGTGCAATAAACCAAGGGTAAAAACATCCTGCTCGTGTGCCGATTTTAAAAGACTCTTGGCACCGCGCTGCAACCGCCCGTCCTCGCTCGAAATGTGGGCGTAAAGATTTTGTGCCTCACTCAAACTAATCTCCCTGTTGTGCCCTGTGGTGAGGTGCGTCCAAGAAGAAATGGCGTTACGGACTTTCTTGGAGAGTGAGGGAGAGTTGAAGCGTTCAAAGAAGTAACCCTGGGTTTTGAGGTATGCACCTATTTCGTTCAGCATGTAGTTTGCTTGGGCTAGTATAAGCCATTGATCTGTAAAGTCGATTCTGTAGTGGTCATTAACAAAGCGCACACTTCCGTCTGCGTCACGAGGCGACCATTCTTTTTTCTGTCGTCTTCGTATGCGGCTGGAAACGCGGTCGGCTATGTCCCAGACAGATCTGGGGATGCGGTAGGATTGCGTAAGAACTTCGGATGCCCCCTCAAGCTTTATGAATCTAGTCACCTCGGCCCCGGACCAGCCGAAGATCCCTTGATCGTCGTCTCCGGCGACGTAAAACCTTTCGCACTTATTATTTATTAAGTGAGCTACTTTCCATTGCAACGGAGTGAGATCCTGCGCTTCATCCAGAAACACAACTTTTAATTCTGGGATCAGGTCCCCGTTTTCGGAGAGGCCCACCAGCATGTCGGTGAAATCTCTCAGACCGTTTTGCTTCTTGAACTTTTCGTACTCTGAGAAAATATGTTGGAAATGGTAGGACGTAACGTCAAGATCCATTTGGTTGTAAGCCCACATAGGTCCGTGTTCCGTGGTCCGGGCTAAGTCAATCGCTCGCATAATCGGATGGTTACTGCGGAAGGTAAGAAAGCCCTCGTCTTCAACAGCCGTCAGGCTTTCTGTAAGGTTCACGCCGACAATGCTGCTGAACTCTTTCAGGTGCGTTTCCTTCAGAACTTCTGCCCCGGTGATACCCAGCAGTTGAAAGGCTAACGAGTGGAGAGTGCGGAAGAAAACGAAGTCCTTATCCGGGTTTAAATTAAACCGTGCGACGGCACGATCCCGTGCCTCGTGAGCCGCTTTTCTAGTGAAGGCAAAGTAGCCTATTTTATTGGGCGGGATGCCGTCCGACAGCAGCTCTTCGACATGGTTAAGGAGAGTGGTGGTCTTACCCGTTCCAGGTGGTCCAAAATATCTAAACATTTTTCTTCGCCAATACTGCGTCGAGGTCGTAGCCTAATTCTGCAAGCAAGCGTTCGACTTTGTAAATTGAGAGTTGTCTCGGTTCGAGGGTGTTTTCGTAATCGGCAATGGTGCGCTGGCTAATTCGAGTTCTCTTCGACAAGTCCCGCTGAGTTAATCCAGCCTCGGATCGCAGCTCTCGAAGCAGAACCGACCAGTGGTTTTGTGAATGCGACTTTGGTCCGAAGGTCACGTCCACCGATTCAAGCCGCCTGAAATAATGCTTCGCGCACAAGAAGGTCTTGTCTATTTCAATTGCTGCCTTGTTGTGGCAGAAATCACAAGTTCTATTTTTAGACATTAGAAGGGGATATCCTCATCGCCATCGAATTTCGAGGGGAACTCTTCTTCGATAGGTTCAAACGCGGGAATGGACCAGCACCGGATAGGTCTTCCATTAATACTGAGCTGCTCCGATAAGCCGTCGATATCACGCAGCCTTTGGGCAATCTTGTTGGACCGGTATTCGGTAAACTTTTGTCGTTTTAAAAAGGCTTCTAAATCTTTTAACCGGAAGTAGGTGCGGCTGTTGGTTTCATTGGTCCAGGGTCGCCGGAGAAGTATCTCTTCTCTGTCCAGCGCAGCTTGCATGTGGGTCGTGAACTCTTCGAGCAGCTCGTAGAACTGGCCGCGTATAGAGGTGTCTTCCGAGGTGTGGATAATCGCGCCTTCTGTCTCGACCATTGTCGAGAGGAGCGTGTTCATCTGCGCTTCCCAAGCCTGTCGTGTAATCGTGCGAGGCATCTGGTTAATCTGTTCCATACACAGTATCTGGAACTTTGGTTGCCGCTGAAGAGCTTCCGTATCTAATTCAACGGGACTTCCGTTAACGTCCAGAAACCAGAGGGGGGGTTCAGAATCATACTTTCTGAGATTAGCGATCCTCGGAGTGTTAACATCACCACCAACACCGTAGCGACGGCTACGACACAAGTCGCGATTGCAAAAATTACAGATGGGCTGATCGGCGCATTTATATTGGTAGTCTTTCTTGCGTATCTGCTCCGCGACGACATTAACCTCCTTGAGATCAAGAGGCGGGTCGAGTACAGCCTGGTTGTATTCCAGTATTTTTGTTTCCCAAGCATTTGGAAATGCCTTTCTTAAATAGACGCCCAGATTAAATAAGCCGTTGTTTCTGGTGCCTTCTGGGAAGCCCTGGCGCAATAAAATCTGGAGACACGGGGGACCGTTTTTGATGCGCTCGTCTACTTCCACAGCCTCTTTTTCAAGGAGCGCCTCCAACTCTTGTGGAGTGATGGCTGCGGCTTCCGCCATTTCCACAAATTCTTCTAAGGTCGCAGCCGTGCCATCTAGCTTAAAGGCATAGCGCAATCCGTCCTCGTGGTTGAAATAAGGAAGGTTCAGGAAGTTTCCTGTGTCGCCACGTTCGAGCACAAGCTGGATTTGTTTTGGAAAAAGCTCGGTGCCAGACGCACAACCGATTTCACTGGCTAGTTCTTTAAGTTTGTTTTGAAGTGTCTCGGCTGGGACGGCTTCTTTAAGAAAGAGATAAACATGACCACCACCGGATTTGCTCCGGCAGACTACGAGAGGAAGTTTTTGACGGTGGATGGTTTGGACAATGGCAGCGTGGTCAAGGGGATAGATGTCCACGTCAATCGCGCCCCAGAAACAGGCGTTGGATTCATTTATAGGAACAATTCCAACACCTTGTTCACCACTAAGGTGTTTCTCAAAGGTAGCCAGGCTGCGTTTCCCACGAACGAGCCTGGCTTTTCCTTTGCGTTTGCCGCTTGCTTCCTTACCCGTGAGGTCGAAGGTGCCGTAAGCAGCTTCCAACCCACGGAAAAGCAACGCGAAGCGTCTGATAAGTTCCTTGTTCATAGCGTACAAAGGGGGCAACGCCCCTCAAACTAGAAGGGAACGTTGTCAGATTCGGTGGCATCTTCCTCGCGGCTATGCTGGACGTTTATTTGCCCGGCACTAATAGATTCCGCGAACAATCGAGCCTCCTGATAGAGCGCAAGATCTTCAATCAAACAATCCTTGGAAATTTCCCACCCATGCCAAGATCCATTCTTGTTCTCTTCTGGCGTACTTCTCAGTATCCAGATGTGGGCAAACCGCGCAGGAGTGAACAACGTGCCCTTGGCGTCCTTCATTTTTAAGGATTTTAAGGCGGAGTTCCATTGCTTCGATTTCTTGAACTGAGTCGCTTTCATAGAGATGAGAGCCTGTTGCGTGAAACCATTTTCATCGATCACCAGAACATAATGCTGTGCAGTGCGTTCCAGGTATCTACCGTTTCCATCGACAATATAATCCTTATTGTCTTCGCCTCTCTGGGTCTGCGGGATATCGTCTCCGGCTCCATAAATCTTGTGTGGTGCTCCAGAGCCGGTGCCACGAGGCTCCCACTCGATGTACTGCAACTGATAGGCGCAGTTAACTACCCGTATTCCAGTTTTCCCTGGTACGGCTTCCTTGGTGACGCTGTTGAAGATATCGCCAGCGCGAACGTCTAGGTCGTCCAGTTCCGGGGACATCTTCTGCAACACTTTTTGAAATGGAATTGCGAGATCCTCAGTCGTGAGATCCTGTACTCCCATCCCTGCATCCGCCATGAATGTGTCGGCATTTATAATTGCAAGGGACTTTGCTTTCCCGTTGCGCTGCTTCTTGGTGACTGCGGCTTTCCTCTTAACTTTAGCTGTTCGTTTTGTAGCCATCTTATTTACCTCTCTTGATGCTTGCTCGTTGAGATATGAATGCGCCAAATAAATCAAGCGGGATGGCGTGACCCGCTTCCACCTTTTCTCTAAGCCATGCTTTTAAGGTCATGGGTTCGATTTTCTCTATCTGTTGGGGAGTGAAGCCTTGATTTCCACACACAAGCATAAAGGCTTCTGCGTCCTGGTCTTCACCCTTTCCAAAAGTAACCGTTATATTGTTTTTGATGATGTCGCCGTCGCCATGTTCACGAAGCCAGTCATAAGCCTCATCCCTGCGGTCCTTTGGGATGCTCGCCGCATAAATAGGCTTGACAGAGATTTCGCTGCCATCCTTCAGAGTAAACTTTTGAAGATTTAACTCTTCGAGGGCCTCGGGAAGCAACTCGTCCGTCACCTTATAGAGAGCTTTTTTGAAGTGCTTTGCCTCTTCCTCCGTTCGATCCAGGTCTTCCTGAAGTCGAGCGGCTTCGCTGGCGAGGCGAGCAACCTTGTCCAGCTTGCTGTCGTCCAGTTTATCAAGCTGGTCGGAATTGGCGCTTGAATCCTGCGCCATCTGTTCTAGAATGTCTGTCACGTTTTTCTCCTTCCATTGTTCGTTCTTCGGCGGTTGACTTAACCGTCAAGAAAGTTTATATCTAATTTTACAGGACAATGCAAGACAGCAAATACATTTTCTTTTCAGCCCCTTACGACCATCAGCGAGAAGCCTTTGAGGCGAGCGCGGACGCGCAGAGTTTTGCGCTGCTGCTCGACATGGGCACCGGGAAAACTAAAGTTACCCTTGATACGGTAGGATATTTGTTTGAGAAAGCTGCTGTTGAATTTGTTCTAGTGGTGGCACCGAAAGGTGTGGTTGCAAACTGGGTCCCGGAGATCGAAGCGCATTTACCTCCCCGTATTGAACGGGAAGTAGTCCTTTGGAATCCAAGCCTGAGTAAGAAGCGTCGCGACGAGTTAAACGAGCTGCATACAAAAAGCCCTAAACTAAAATTTCTTTTGATGAACGTTGAAGCGTTCAGTACCAAGAAGGGTACGGA